TATTTGTGCATTTGTTTTTTTATTAAATAATTCTTTTTCTTCTGCTGTATTTAAACTATTTAAAGTTGTTTTGTTAAAATTAAATATTTTTTCACTTAATTCTTGAAATAATTTTGCGTTTTCTACTTTATCTTTACCCTCTAATGAAATGCCAGAATAAGGGGATAATATAGTATTTAAAGAAAACATTTTTTGATTAATTAATATATTTGATTTAAAATTATTTAATCTTGTTTTATTATCTATTGCATTAAAACCTTCTTTACCATCAGCATTTAAAGATGTTTGAGCTTCTAAAAATAGTTTTTCTATTTCTTTATTTAAAGGTTTATTTAAAAGAAGTGCATCATTTTCAGAGTCAATAATTGTTTTTTCTAAAAAAGAAATATTTTCATTAATACGTATTCTTTTATCTTCTAATATTTTATTGCCTCTAGCTTTTAATATTGCTGTATTACTAACATCATTTACAATTTCTTTAGTAAGAGCATTTAATTCAGGTGCTAAATCAGCATATGCACTTTCTGAATAAATTGACATTAATTCAGTAACTTTTTCAGGATCATAAGGATTATCTTGCAAAGTTTTTTCAGCAAAATTTCTAACATCTGAATTTAAAGAATTAGCAAAAGAAATTTTAGCACTATTTTTTAAAGATTGCTCATAATATGTATCGCCTTGTGGAAGAGAAGCTAAACTTTGTAAATTACCATCATTATCATAAGTAATCATTTCTTTGCCAGCAAGTTCTCCAGCTTCAATAGCTTTATTTTTTCTATCTTCAAATCTTTGATTTAAAAGATTATTAGAAGTTTGTACTAAAGAACCCCAACCAGAAGTTAAATCAGGCGTAACTGTTCCAATTTGTCCTGCACCTATAAAAGGCGTTGGTGTTTTTACTTTAACTCCCATGTTTTATTTCCATCCTTTATTTCCACCATACATTTGACCTTTTGGTAATGTATATGTTTTTTTTCCTGATGGAGATTTAGATTTTACACCTTTAGGTATTCCTGTTTGTGTATATGTTTGGTAATCACCTAAAGCTCCACCTGCTGTTTGCATATAACCACTCATCATAGCCATATTGCCTGATGTTCTTGTATTAGAAGCTGATTGATTTAATTCTTTTGCTTGATTATCACCAGCAGTTAGTATTCTACTAGAGTCACGATTGTATGAAGATAATTGATTTTGTGCTAAAGCACGACCAGTACCTCCTCCTCCTGTTCTACCATATGCCGCTTGTCCAGCAGATTCAGTTGACATTGCATCTGCATATTGTCTAGCTCTATTACCAGCGGCTTGCTCTGTTTCAATTTGAGTAGCTAAAGCTTGTCTTTCATAAGACTGTGCTTGCATTTGCGATTGTTTTTTAGCATTTCTTGCTTCCATTATACCGCCACCAACTTTGACGGCCATCAAAGCCATTGTTACTGGATCACCCATTTAAAACTCCAATTCTACCATTATACCATTTACTGTTAAAGGTAATGGTTCTGTTTGTGTTATTGTTACTTCTCCACGTCTATCCCAACCTAACATCCAAAATTCTTTTCTTCCAGTTATTGTAGTAGGTTCTATAGATAAATCATCATTAACATTACGTATAAGTAAGTTTGTTCCTTTTGCACTTACGTTTAAACTTTCATTTAAATCTAAAACTGTGCGAACAACACGTCTATGTGTACCAGCAGAAGTTCCTCCTTCTACTTGTAATTCAGGAGCCAATGTAGTTATTACTGGAGTATAATCTAATCCAACTGTTATTGTTGTAAATGTATCAGGAGATGTTGATAAACTTCCATCAGAACCTACAGTTTTAGATCCTAAACTATAATTACCACTTACTACTTTTACAACAGTATCATCTAAATGATCTAAGCCAGTCCAAGATGCCGTAGCTGATCCAGATGTTAATGTTTCAGAAGCATCTAAAGTTAAATTAGAATCAAATAGTTCTAATAAATATACAACAGCACCATCTATAGTTCTTTTAACAATAGCAAAAATTAAACCATTAATAGAACATATATTCTTATATTCTCCATTAGTAGTCCATTTTGACCAGGAAGCTATTTTTTCATTACGCATAGCCATATATACAGCTAACGATCCATCAGAATTTATTATATAAGCATAACTTTCTTGTCCTTGATCATTTTCAGTTTGAATTTCTAATCCAACAGGATCATCTATTAAATGCCCTGATAACAATGATACTGAAGGTGATAAGTATGCTTGTTTAATATCATCATATGTAAATTCTCTTAATGATTTTTTTCCTTTAGATAAAAATACTATAGCTTCATCAAACTCTTTAGCTTGTAATCTTGATGTTCCATAACGAGTTTGTCTACGAAAAGAAACATTACTAGGAGTTAATGGAGCAGAAGCACTTGTAGGAGAATACAATTCACTATTATCAGTAAATACTAATAAATGCCTAAAAGATAAAACTCCAGTAATTTCAGATACTTGGCTTTCTAAAACTTGTACTTGTATACTGTCATCATCTGCCGCTTCTCCTGCATCAAAATTAAAATAATCAGAAGTTTTAGATGCAAATATAAAATTAGGTAAATCTCTTGTTCCTCCAAAAACTAAACGCCCTGAATGAAAACAACATGATCTAGGATGACCTCTTGTAGAACTTATAGCAGGTTCTTGCCAATCGTCTGTTACATCAGAATTAGTAAGTGTTTCACGTACAGTACATGCCGCTGTTGTTGCATTAGTAATACTGTTAACAGTAATTTGTTTAAGACCAATTCTAAAATTTTGTCCTGCATGAGCAGAAACCCAAAAATTAGAAGAAGATACAACATTTATGTCACCGCTAGTTGAACTAGGATTAAAAGTTAAACTATCGGCTTCAAATTTATGATAAGGTTGATGAACTAAATTATCTTTTGTTTTATATACAAAATTAGTAACTGTAAATGTTGACGCTCCAGTACGTAATATTTTTTGTGTTACTAAATCTGGATGCGTAACAATCATAGTGTTTGCTGTTTGTGCTACAATTAAATCTCCAATCATTCCTGAAGTCCAAGGACAACTGTTTACAGTTACAACAGTTGCGCCTGTTGTTCCGTTATAAACATTTAATGTTGAAGTTGTAAAAATAAAGAAATATAATTGAGAATCAGAAAATATAAATTGTTCCATTTGATGGGATGTGCCAGATAAAGTAGATATATACTTTGTTCCAGGTCTACGTTTTAAACCACCTTGAGCCAATACACGTACATTACGTAATGTTTTAGCTCCATTTGCATAAGCATGAGTATCTACTCTTGAAGATAATAATGGATCTAATTCTCCTCCTGTAAAATTTGTCCAAAATTGGCGAAGAATTGCCATGTTATCTCCTTATATTAGCAAAACGATTCAACTTAATGTTATTTGTTGTAACAGCTTGGCTATCACGAGTTTTAGCTCTTGAAAATTGTTGTTCTGCTAATTGAGATAAAGTTTGAGCTATATCACCTTTACGAATAATAGATAAAGAAAAAGTAGAGGCTAAACGATATACAACATACATAGAAAAATAAGGAGGCCAATCTCCTTCATCAACTCTAAATTGATACGTTGCTGTTAAAACATCTTCTTCACCTACATCTGCATCTAATGTATAAATTTTATCTTCATAACGATCATATCTAACTGTAGAATCATCATTAGTAACTGTTTGAATAACTAATGGTTTAACATCTGTAGGTAGTTGATAAGCCGCATCCCAAATATCTATTGGAGTATCAGTTAATCTATTTAATATTTTTTGTCCTGTAGAAAAATTCCAAGGGTGAGAACTTAAACAATCTTCAACAACAGGTTCGTATAATAAATTTGCAGAAAGAGCTTCATCTGTTTTGTCATCAAAACTTGTTAAAGGTTGTAAACCTACTAACACCATAGCTTGTTGAGCAATATCAATTTTGGAAGTTATAGCCATAGATTATCCTTTAAAAAAAAGGGAGAGGAATAACTCTCTCTCCCTTTAATATTATCTTTAGTCAGAGTCACTTGTAGCGGCAGATATATTATTTACATCTACTGTAGTTCCGTCATTAGAACTTACAACAAATTGACCATAAACTGGAGTTCCAGAGGCCGCTGTTGTTGCAAAGATTACATCACCTGCATTTATTTCTTTAGCATAAGTGTTAAAGTAACCAGCCGCATCAATAGCTGTAGCCGCATCATCAGATTTATAGTGCCAAATATGAAAACCGTTGCCACTATACGAAACTAAAGAAAAAGTACTTGAAGTAAAAGCCATGTTATATTCTCCTTATTTCTTTAAGTTAGCTTCGATACAACCATTTGCATCAATAAGAGCAGCATTCATTTGCATCTTGTTTAAGATGAAATAACTGTCCTTATCATTGTGGTAATCAATGTTCGATTGAACATCTGCACCAATGGCATGACCGATAGAGGTTTTGTGATATAGAAAGCATTTACGGCAATCTACTGAAGAAACTGTTGCAGAATCTAGACCAGAATGTGGAAACCACATAAAGCCTAACCAATTCTTAGCAGTCATTCCTGAAGCGAATGGAAGTTGATCCATTCCAACATATTCAGCTCTTGAGAATTGATCAATACTCATAAGTTGTGACCAATTTTCCCAACCTATAGCCGCATAACGTTGTCCATCATCAGGAACATCATTATTACCCATAGTTTCCATTACGCCTAATGCCCATGCTAATGTTATTCCATTAGATGTTTCATTAGATGTGCTAGATGTTGTATCTAAAGCCGCTTTAATTATGTCGTCAGTTTTTCTTCCTAAAGCATAAGCACCAGATTCTTGTGCTACAACCATTTCATCATGATTAACACGTAGTTGATCTAAATCATCTACCCATTCACCAGCAAACCAATCTTCAAGTGTTACGTTGACATTAGTATGCTCAAGATTCATTGGTGGTACAGAACCAGCTCTAGCTTTTTGAGTAGCAGAGCCTTTACCTATTTTTTGGAAAGTCGTCTTATTTTTTACGCCATCACGAGATCGAGTTGTGTTTCGAAGTTTTGAACCCATACGCTGATAAGCCATGTGAACTCCAGCTTCAAACTCTTCAACAAATGATGTGCTAATGGTATTAAAAGCCATTTAAGCCTCCTTGTTAAAATTAAAAAAAGTTTGTTTCTCGGTTAATCCTCAAGCCTATCTGAAGTTAATCCATTTCTGGGCTTCTGAATGTTGGCAATTTGGGCCGCTTAACACTTTATATTTGTATTTTTAACTAAGGTTTGGCAATTCACATTGCTTTTTAATTTTGCCTTTTTGATAATTGATCAAATCCAGCTTTAACTTTTTGACGAAACACAGGGTCATTTTGTTGGTAATACCTTGGGTCTTTCATCATATTTTTAAGATCATCTTTAGTTAAGCTATCTTTTAATTCATTGTTATCTTGTATAGATACAGAAGGTTGACCAGCTAATTCCATAATATTTTCCAAAGATTTAATTAATGGAGCTGTAATTGCCATTTGTGACAACACTTCATAATTTTCCTGTTCCATATTAGATTTAAACCATTCATTTACACGCTCTACTCTTTTTTCTCCATACTCACCTAAAGATTGTATTTCAGCATCAACATCTGGCCCACTTTGAGAAGCCATTTCATGATACTCTTTTATAAATCCATTAAATTCTTTATCGCTTAATCCTAATTGATGCGAACGATCTTTCCACCAATTCAACATAGGATCATCTTCAGGTATTTCCATACCTAAATCTTCTGATACTTTATAGTCTTGTGGAACTTCTGGAACATCAGCAAACGCTTCTTCTTGCATTTCTTCTGCTACAGTTTTCTTTAAATCATCTGTACGCTGATAATGTCTTTTTTCTAATTCACCATAAGCATGAGATAACTGTTCTGGGTTTTCAAATTTTTGAGGCAACCAATCAGGTCGATCTGCTTGTACTTCTTGAACACTTTCATTTGAAGGTATTGCAGGAGCTTCTGATTCTGTTGATGCAACTTCTGTTTCTACTTGAGCTTCTTCATTCATGGGTTATATCCTTTTTGGGTTTATAGTAATTTTTCTCTTTTATAGTTTGCAGTTGGATTTGGTTTTTTAGGTGTAGGCTGTACTGGTCTTTTAGAAGTAGAGTTTTCCATATCTATCATTTTATGAATAGCACCTATTTTTTTTAATCTTTTAATGTGCTGTCCTATAGTATCTTTTGGAAAAGCATTACTTGTTCTGTTAGATAAATCTCTTGTTTTTTTAAAACTCATTTATAATCTCCTAATAAGATGGTTTGGGTTTTGGTTTGGGTTTTGGTTTAGCCATTATGCACCTACCCTTTTTTAATGCACTTTTATGTGCTTTTGTAAAACTTGTTCCTTTGTTCATAGCTAGTTTCATTGCTTTCATATGTTTTGTAGAATGATGAGAAGCATGTTTTCTTAAAGTTGCTTTTTGTTTTAATGTAAATGCCATGTCTTTATTTTTTTCTATTATTTTTTGCTATGTTATATTCAGTATCAGCTATATGTATAGCATTTCTATATTTTTTATAAACAGTAGTATTAAATGGATTATGAGTATTTCTACCTAAAATACCGCCTGATGCTTTTAACTTAGCAACATTTTCTATTTTAAGTCTAGCTCTTGCATTTTTTAAATCACCTCCAATACCAAAATCTCCTAAAGTTCTGCTTATTTTATTTATTATTGGATTAGTGTTTTGTATTGTTTTTTTAGTATTTTTAACTGTACTCATTATGATTTCTCCTGTTTTTATTTTTTTCTATTTCTTTTTGATATTTTATATTCAGTATTTTCCATAAATTCACCATCTTTAATTGCTTTAATTTTTTTTTCACACGA